AGTCGAGAAGACACTTGTTGTGAGTGTTTAGGGGAGGCTGAGCCCTGGTGTCACGAGCTACACATTGTGAGAGATGGAGAAATTGTTTGGCTAGGACCTATCTATGAAGTTCTCTACGGATTTGAGCAGGTAACCATCCGGGCCAGAGATCTTATGAGTTGGACAACCGTTCGGATCGCAGATGATGATATCGACTTCACTACACCAGCCGATATCGTGACTATTGCTGAGGCTGTGCTTACCGAAGCTTTCAATGAGGATGACCCCTGCATTTTGGAATTTATTTCGTCCACCCCAGCAGGTGGAGATCCGACTGGTTACTTCTCGGAGGCTTTTTCGGCTACAGCTTTTGATCAAATAGAGCAGCTGTCCAACATCAAACTCAATTACACTACGATTGGACGGACCATAATCTTGGGAGGTGAAGATCTGCCTTTGGCTCCGGTTGCGACATTAACGGATGATATGATTCTCTCGGATGTAACTCTAACAAAAGCGGGGCTGCTGCAAGGTAACAGATGGTTTGTTCATTATGAGGGCGATGGAGGGATTCCAGGCGTGGGCCAAGTAGACCCGCAATGTTACGGGCTGATCGAACGTCTCCGCCAGAACGATGACGGCATCCAGGACGCCACCACAGCTAACGAAGTCGCCCAAGCCTACGCAGAGGCCCTGGGAACGGCCCCTCGGCTCCTAGAGCTTCAGGAGGGTGCCCGGTTGAGCCCCGAAACGCCTTGGACGATTGACAAGATGATCCCTGGGGCTAGGGTAGATGTAGCCTTGGCCAGGCTTTGTGTTTCGGCCTCTCAGTCATTTCGTCTTGAGAGCGTCCAAATTAAACAGGACGTAGAAGGGGAGGCGGTATCCTTGAGCCTGAGCCCTGTAAATCTATCAAGCGGGGGGCTATAATGGCCGTAGTCCGACAGCCCGCCTTGCATCGCACTATCAGACAGCTTCGTCGGGCCGGAAGGCAGCAATCTTCTAAAGTTTTGGTAATAGGGAACTGGCAGATAATTGAAGAGGATGGGGATCTAGTGGCAGTTGATCTGAAAACAGGATCAAAAACAGTTTTAGTGGTAGGAGAAGATTAAAATGCCGAGATGCGGATGTGAATCGACTTGCGCCTGCGTGCTGACTGGCGCAAACACTGAATGCATAGAAACAACTGTCACTGGTACGGGATCAGTTGCCAATCCCTATGTGATCACGTCTGAGTTTATTTGTGAAACGGCTGATAGCCTTAATCCTGCTGTACGAGCTTTTCATAGTGTTGACCAATCTATCGCTGACAATACTGAGACAGTTGTTGCTCTGGACTCTGAACGATTTGATAATGATACTATGCACGATTTGGTGGTGACGAATAGCCGAATTACATTTAATACGGCTGGTGTCTATATTGTGGCATTTAGTGGTGCCTTCGCTCCATCAGGTGATTATGTGGCTACTTATGCTGACTTGAGGCTAAATGGGGCAACGAAAATCACTTTTGGACCGTCTGGAGGAACTTGGACGATAGCTGGGGCACCTCGTATCGGTTTCTCTATGCCGTATAAATTTATTATAGGCGATTACGTAGAGGCGATTGTATTCCAAGACAATACGGCTGACGCAGCCAGAAATCTAATTAACAATGCCCAAGCATCTCCCGAATTCTCCGCTGTATGGGTTAGCGCAGGATAAAGGATAAAATGAAGAAGTCCTTGCTACAAAGAGCAATGGCATATTTGGAGGTTCACAATCGCTAACGAACGGCGTGTGAGAGAAAATCAACGGCACGGAGTTTTAACGGATAATCCCCTCCTAGCAGCTTCTCTTTCCGTTAACTCAGCCGAATTCGCCACCGAACTCCCTGCCATTGATGCAACAGAACACTGCATCCTTGTTCTGGATCCAGCAGGCGTTAACGGCGACCCGGAAATCATCACCGTTATCTCCCACACCGCTGCGACAACCACAGCTACGGTTACCAGAGGGGATGAAGGAAGCGTTGCTAGGGATCACCCGCAGGGAACTAAGTGGATCCTGGCTCCTACGACTTATGACTACATTGGGCAATTTACTTCGGGGACTAGACCTACAGTAGATATTTTTGAAGGACAAACTATTCATGAAATTGATACTAATAAACTTTATGTTTTTAATGGAACAGACTGGGCGCCTTACGGTGCTGGCGGACAACTTGGTTATGCACAGGTTGTGGCAGACCAGACTGACATTACCACAGTTACAGATTTAACCGGTTTGTCTGTGGTCGTAATTGTGGCAACGAGTCGGCGTATCAAGATTAGCGGACATGTGTTCGTTCTTCAGAACACGAGCACTGGGATTCCGGATGGAAATTTTCAAGAAGGAGCAACTGTTCTTGGTCGATTGGGAAGTGATGATCTTTCAGCCGGACAGCGAACAGTTTGGGATACCAGTGTTGTTCTAACTCCTAGTGCTGGTTCTCATACTTATAAGCTGACTGCTTCTACTAGTGCAGGTACTCTTGATGTCAAAGCTTCAGCAACTAATCCCGCTTATATTCTAGTCGAAGACATCGGAGCAGCATAGTGCCGACGTGTGTGGGGTGCGGGCTAACTGAAGAGGACAATGTCATTGAGGTGCAGCCACGCACTAATGGCGGTATTATCTGTTCAGATGCAGATGGATTATCTTTAAGTCTGGCTCAATCCTCCGGGCAAGCACTCGTCACTACTCAAGAGAGTACTACATCTACTTCTTACACTGACTTAGCAACATTTGGCCCAAGTGTATCGATTGTTACTGGAACCAAAGCTTTAGTCATGTTCTCAGCGGATCATGATATTGTAGCTGGAGGAGAAGCAGCCAGAATGAGTGTTGCAGTAAGCGGTGCAACAATTATTCCGGCTGATGATCAATATGCATTTCATAATCCAACAGTAGTGAATATTCAAATAAGTTATGCTCTTCTATTTACAAATCTCACTCCAGGTACCAATGTTTTTACTGCTAAATATAAAGCGAAAGCTGCAGGAACAGTTCAATTCGCTAATAGACGAATTGTTGTAACTCCAGGTTAAGGAAATTATGCCTGATTGCTTAGGATGCGGACTAGAAGTTGAGGGGGGTCTTCTTAAGATTAAACTTGACCCTGCTGATCATATTTTTTGTGACTCCTCTGCAGGGGTAACCAATGGCCTTTTTTATTCTAATAGCCAAACAGCCATTATTCCCACTAGCGAAACTACAACGTCTGGGACTTTTACAGATCTTGCAACAGTTGGACCTTCAGTTAGTATTCAAACTGGGACAATTGCCTTAGCTTTATTCGATGCGGAACTTACTACCAGCGATTCTAGTTTTGGCGCATATATGAGTGTTGCAGTAAGTGGTGCCTCAACGGTTGCTGCTAGTGTAACGTATGCGCTTTTCAGTTTCTTACAAGATAATTTTTGGACTCTTGGATACGGTGTTCTTTTGACGGGATTGAATGCAGGATTAAACACATTTACTGCGAAATATGCGACAGATAGTGGGGCCACCGGAACATTCCGCAATAGGCGACTTACGGTGATGGCATAATGGCTGTTTGTGTAAATTGTGGACTGCAAGTTACTGCTGGTCAGTTAAATCTCCACCTCAAAGCTGGAGGAGGTTTATCTTGCTCTGATGCAGGTTTAGCAGCCACTTTCGCAGCTAGTACTGCTTACGTTGATGCAGGAGAAACAACCACATCTACTGCTTATACAGATCTAGCAACAGTCGGTCCTAGTGTAACAATAGTAACTGGAACAAGCGCTTTAGTTATAATAGATGCTGAACTCTTTATCTCCTCTGGCGGCCCAGCAAAGATGAGCGTAGAAGTTTCCGGCGCCAGTGCTATTGGGGCAGATGATAATAGAGCGCTTTCAAACCCATCGGTAACTACTTTTGCTGCTGGATTTATGGCGCTTTATGAAGGATTAACAGCAGGTTCCAATACATTTACTGCGAAGTATAAAACACAAGCTGCAGGAACAGTTCAATTCGGTCGAAGACGACTGGTTGTGGTGCCTTAAATGCCTTATCAACTTTGGATCGCTGACGTAGCACGAGCAGCAGGACTGAAGGTTGCCGAGCAACCTGGGTGGAAGACAAGAGGATCCAGTGTTTTCAATCCTAAAGCAGTTCTCGCTCATCACACAGCAATAGACGATGATGCCATTTCTGTCCGGGTGGTTACTAAAGGGCGCCCTGATTTACCAGGGCCTCTCTCCCAATTTGTGTTAGGCAAAGACGGCACAGTTTATGTAATCGCAGCTGGCAAGGCCAACCATACAGGAGAGGGCTCTTGGGCAGGGCTGTCTGGGAACCTCTATTTCTTCGGTATTGAAGCGGTGAACAAGGGCGACGGCACACCGTGGCCGCAAGTGCAGTTGGATGCGTATTACAAGCTAGCGGCGGCTCTTGTGAAGAGCCTGGGTGTTGGTGCTGATAAGGTAGCAAGTCACGCCGAATATGCAACGCCCCCAGGGAGGAAGATAGATCCCAAGGGGATCGATATGTCAGATTTCCGGGCTAAAGTTGCTACTCTACTGGAGGCAAAGCCGATGTACGATCCGCCCTTCAATATTCCGGGTGGTGTGGCCGCACACCTGAAGGCCCCAGGAGGTGGGGTCTGGGTGCTAGGGTATGAGGGTCACATCTACGCCTTCGATTCCCAACACAAAGGTCAACCTGCAGGTCAGAGCTACTGGGGCACCCGGAAGGCTGCTAGACTAGAGCCGTTTGGAGAGGGGTACACCGTTGTAGCGGTGGGCTCAGGCGAAAGGTACGACTACGGATGATGGAGCCCAACGGAACCTCAGTCCTAAGACTGACAGTCAAGGTAGTGGGTCTAGCTGTTTGTCTATCCATCATCGCTACTGCACTTTTGGCTTACATGGGGAAGGATGTCCCGGAAGGATTGATTGCACTTGGAGCAGCCGGTGCAGGAGGGTTGGCTACTTTGCTTAATGGAAGCGTGCATAAATAGTTCATAGAGAAAGAGGAAACCAATGACAAAGCCGAAAATAAGCCTAGAGCAGTTTGCATCTGATAATCAGTTCAAACGTTCGCAAAGATGTTTTTACTGCGAACTACCAGAGCGGGAGGAAATCGAGAAGGCTGCAGCGAATGGAGTTAGCCGCCGGATTATCAATAACTGGTTGGTTCAAGAAATGGGATATGGTGAGAAGGAAGCCACAGAGAATCGTTTAGACCGCCACTTCCAGAAATTTCACCACAAGGAGGGCCGGTCTGAATGACTGAGTCGCTGGAAAATTATGCTGAAGTCGATGCCTTGCGGGCAGCGAACCAGAGGTTACAGCAGCAGCTAAGGAAGGCAACTGCGAAGACAGACGATTTGGTCGAAGCTGTCACTAAGGCTGCTTATGATGCTGCTTTGATTGCAGGCCCGCTACCTTTAACTCCTGTTCCATCAAAAGATAATAGGCGCAAGGAAGAAGTTGCTTTATGGGATTTAGGTGACTGGCAGGGAGCTAAACTTACCTCGACTTATAATTCGCAAGTAATGCGTGATCGAGTCATGCAGTTCTGTACTAAAGCCCAACGAATTACGATGATTCAACGAGCAGATCATCCAGTAAAACGTTGTGTTATTATTTTTGGAGGGGATCAAGTTGAGGGTTTATTTAATTTTCCTCAGCAACCCTTTGAGGTTGATTCTTCACTTTTTGAACAATACGTCAATGTTAGCCGACTTCTAGTTGATGTCGTTCGTTTTGCTCTTTCAGTATATGACAAAGTAACTGTTGTTAGTGAATGGGGCAACCACGGAAGAATTGGTTCAAAACGTTCGGCTGTACCTCGATCCGACAATGTTGACCGTATGTGCTATGAGCTTGCTCGTCAACTTTTGGCTGGAGAATGGCGTTTAACCTGGCAAGATTGCCCAGAAGATATTCAGCGCTTGGAAGTTGGAAGCTATCGAGCCCTTGTCATTCATGGGGATGAATTTGGTAGGAATGGCTTCGCTTCTCGGAGCACAATCGTCCAGCATGTGAATCGCTGGCGCTCTGGTGCCTATCGGGTTGATGGTCTGGCATGGGAATTTCGGGACTGCTACGTTCACCATTACCATCTCCATGCCGAGGATCCTCTGGCCAATGGGGAAGGTGCAGTTTATTGGACTGGATCAACGGAATCAGACAATCGCTACGCACAAAACGCTCTATCGTCTGCTGGTATCCCATCTCAGAGGCTCCACTTCGTTGATCCGGTCAAAGGACGCGTGACCTCGGCCTATAAAATCTGGCTCGACTGATGCCTCCTGGGATTTATAAACGCAAACCTCGTCCTGCTAGACCAATTGAATGGCTTAAGGAGTGCATTAAGTGTGAAGTAATGAAAACGCTTAATGATTACTATCCTGACCCGCGCAAATTCGATCATGTTCATTCGGTTTGCAAAGAATGTACGAAGGCAGATCGAAAACAAAGATATGAAGAAGATCCAGCGAAATATAATGCTCAAAGTTCGGCTTACGCAGCTGATCCTATTAATCGGCAAAAAATGAAAGCTCATCGTTATGGGATAACATTTGAAGAGCTTACTACTTTAATTGAAAAACAAAATAATTCTTGTGCTGCTTGTTTTACTTCATTTGAAGATATCCCTGATAGAAATATCCATATTGACCATGATCATGAATGTTGCCCCAGCAATAAGGGATGTAGAAAATGTATACGAGGCATTTTATGTTGGAATTGTAATGCTGCTCTTGGGATGTTAAAAGATGATATCATCCGGGTTCATGCCATAGGCAAATATCTGATGACTAGACAACGTGCTATAATATAAGCTGCCACGGGCCAGGGGTCATAGACCCCTGACCCGGATGGAAGGAAGGAAAGTGGAAAATGGCTTTGGAAACCTTGTTTTTCCAGAACAACACAGGTACAGTTACTCAGTTCTTAGGTGAACGTGTAGCTTATGTCAGTAGTGAATTGCCATCGAAAGAGCGGCACACTGAGTTCAGTTATTTTATCAGTGAGCATGGGGAGCATATTCTCCAAGGTGTTGGGCGAACAAAAGTAGAAGGCGAACGGGATAGATATTGGTGTATTGTCTCCGAGGATCCGGGGGATCTTCTGCAAGGAATTTTAGGCACTGATGTGAGCAGATTAGCCAAACGTCTTTTAGTCGAAGTTATTACCTATCTTGCTGATTGTGTGTGCGACGAATGACTGACTCTACCTGCTGTAACTGCGGCCACACAGACCCCCATTCCGGGGGCGGGATCGGTGTATGCCTGTCTAAGGGCTGCGGCTGTGATGGTCAGGGGCCGGAAGAGGTCTGGAAGAAAAGTTGTTCTCGTTGTGGTGAATGGAAAATTCGTGAAGAATTTTATACTAGACTAGAACGTGGCGGTAATGCCGATAGTTATTGTAAATCTTGTCGTACAGAAATAAGGCGCGAAACTCGTGAAAGGAATCCGGAACCCGCAATAAAGGCGAAAGAGACTTTCAATCAACGAAAGTCCCATGAAAGAAAAGAAATTAAAAAAGACCTTCTGCTTCTACAAGGCGGAAGATGTGCTCTTTGCGGAACTATTCTGACTCCAGAAACTGGAGAATTGGACCATGATCATACTTGTTGTGCTAAAGGATGTATACCTTGTGTGGACTGTCGTAGATCAGTCTTGTGTCATCTTTGCAACCATGGTTTAGGATTCTTTAAGGAAGATATCAATCTTCTTATTAAAGCTGTTCATTATTTAGATGTCTATGGAAACAGATGAACTTTGATAGAACCAATAGAAAGTGCAGATGGCTGGGATATTACAATCTGGGTCGGAGAATCTTATACGAAGGCTAACGAGATCTTCGATGCGGTAGCGGAATTCATACAGAAGAACTTTGATGGGCATGATGAAGAAGGATACTGCACCCTAGATTGGGGACTGGGGATGAGCCCTGCTAAGTTTGATGACTAGAACAAGGAAGAGGAAATGTTACCAATTGAAGAAACACAGATAAATGTTGTCGATTCACACGAAGAAGTTGAAGAATTTTTTAGATGGCTTAGTCAATCACGCCAATTTTTGGCTTTTGACACCGAAACCGCTGGATTGTCCCCTCAAAGAGATGCTCTTCGTTTAGTGCAGTTTGGGGACGTAGATACAGCTTATGTCTTCCGGGCTGACCGTTGGTTGGGTGTAGCCGAGGAAGTCTTCCAAAAGTATATTGGACTACTGGTTGGTCAAAACTCTGGTTTCGACGTGCGTTTTTTGAAGGTTCAAGGAAATATTGATGTTTCGTGGGCTAATATGCATGATACTCGAATTATGGCTCACATCTTGAATCCCAACCGCTCCACTTCCCTGAAGGCCTTAGGAGCCCAGTTTCTCACACCCCAGGCTAAACGGTTGCAGGGGGCGCTTCAAGGAGCCATGGCGGCACAAGGATGGTCTTGGGGGACGATCCCTTTTTCGTTCAGTACGTACACAGCCTACGCTGGGCTCGATTGCATACTAACTGCCCGAATAGCTGAAAAGTTCTATCCTGAAGTCGAAGCGAACTACAAAGACGTTTATGAACTAGAACTACAGGTTGCGAGAATTTGCTCCAATATGGAAGTAAAAGGCGTTTCCATCGATCTGCCATACTGTAAGGAAAAATATGCTCAAATCCTTGATTACTGTGCAGACGTGGAGTTCTGGTGCCTGGAAAATTACGGCGTTAGGCCTAGTGAAGCGCAACAAGTGGCGACAAAACTCGTCTCAGAAGGTGTTGATTTATCGAAGACCACTCCCACTGGAATGTGGGCGATGGACAAGGATGTCCTTGAGGGGCTGGAGCATCCACTCGCTAAGGCTGTCCTCGAACATCGTCAGAAGACCAAGATAGGATCAAGCTACTTTCAGAATTTCTTACAGTTACATGACAACGGAGTGTTACATCCATCGATAAATACGCTTGGAGCACGGACCGGAAGGATGGCGGTCAACACCCCAGCCTTGCAAACTATCCCTCGGGGATCGATTGTACGAGATGCTTTTCTACCACGTTCTGACGAGCATCTACTATCCGTAGACTATGCTGGTATTGAGGCCCGGCTTTTTGCGCACTTCGCCGCAGAAGAAGAACTAATCCGTGTGTTCCATGAAGGCTTCGATCCTCATAGTTACACTGCACAACAAGTCTTTAATGTGGAAACTCCCACTAAAGAACAGCGTCAAGTGGCCAAAGGTTGTACCTTCGCATTACTCTTTGGAGCGGGACCAGAAAAGATGGGTATAACTGCTGGAATCACGTCTGAAGAAGCTAAATTCTTTATGGACTCGTATAAAGAACGTTTTCCTGGTGTGCCTCGATTCATGAAATCCGTTGATAATGTCGCCAAGCAGCGACTCGCCGCTGAGGGTACCGGATATGTTAAAACACCTCTCGGACGGCGACAAGTTGGCGAGAAGGAAAAGTTATATGCTCTGGTGAATGCTCTCATTCAGGGCACGGCCGCCGATGTTTTTAAGCAAGCTCTAGTTAATCTAGATAATGCAGGATATGGGTCTAATATGCTCCTCCCCCTTCATGATGAAATTTTGCTCTCAGTTCCTTCTGATATTGATATACAGGAGGTGATCACTACTATGGAAGATCGAACAAGTTTCCGGGTGCCTTTGATCTGCGAAGCATCTGGCCTATTAGAAAGATGGGGTGATAAGGCTCGTGCCGTGGTGGGCTGAAGAAATCCAAGTCGCTATTGAATATCTGGAAACAGGACAAATCCAAGCCGCTCTAATGCTCTTGAAAGACATGATCAACTATGACGAATCGGAATGATAATTATCTAGAGAAACATATCCAATGCAAAGTACAATTTACAACTAGCGCCCCGGACCCTCAAAGCCTCATGGACGACTTTGAAATGTGGGTGAATCTACGGTACCCCAAAGTCATATTCAAGTGGCGGGACCAGAAGAAAAATGACTGAGCCCCCTTGCGGTCGGTGTGGGAAGCCTGCCACAGGCTTTGCAGCGATCAATGACCAGCGGTACTGCCACGGCGATGACGACGAGACTCCGACCTGTTACGAAGTGGCTCAGTGGCAGGACAAATGGAAGAGCGTCGGACTACACACTTCTAACTTGAAAAAGGAACACTAATGAATGAAGCGGCCTGTGCTACCGAAAGAAGTAAAACTCCCACCAACAATAGTTGTTGCACCAAATGCGATGCTCAGATCAAGGAACTGGAAGACCGGATTGAACAGATCCGGGCCTGCCTTATTGAACTGGAACATTTGACTAGGAGAAGCTCATGATTGTGGGCCTGTCAGGACTCTCACGCAGCGGCAAGGATTCCGTTGCTCAAATCCTTCAGAAGGAAGAAGGCTATGAATGGCGGAGTTTTGCTTCCAATCTTCGTGCTATTCTGCTGGCTATCAATCCTTATCTAATTGAAATAGATATGCGTCTGCAGCCTGCTGTTGCAGATTACGGATGGGATTGGGTAAAAGAATATGCTTATGAATCCGTTGAACAAATGATTACTCTTGGGCAAAGTGTCCGAGATATCGATCCAAATTTCTGGGTTACGCCGGTCCTCAAAGATCTAACCAAAGACTCAAAGGTAGTGATAAGCGATGTACGCCAAAGAAACGAAGCAATGGGAATCCATCACCGACAAGGCCAACTCTGGAAAGTGTTGCGATCTGGAACAATTGCCCGTGGTATGGATAATATGCTTGATGATTGGAAGTTTGATCGCATTATCTACAACAATGGTGGTTTGGATGATCTTGCAGTAGCAGTAAGAGCGGCTCTCAATGCCTAGGGTAATCGGAATAGACCCAGGCAAAACCACGGGCATTTGCTCATTCTATGTCGAAGACCCAAAAGATCACCCAGCTTGTTTGGAAAGCTATGAACTGGGGTTCCAAGGAGCAGGACAATATCTAGAAAATCATCTAGGGAGTTATCAAACAATTGTAATATGTGAGGCCTTTTTGATAACGACCGCCACGGCGAAGAAATCTTTTGCGCCGTGGAGTCTTGAGGTCATTGGGCTCACTAAGTTTTTCTGTGCTAAAGTTGGCGTTCCTTTATTTATGTATGCTCCAGCTACGCACAAACGATTAGTAAGCAATGATGTGCTGAAACGGGTTCATCTATTCGTGCCTGGGGAACATGCCCGTGACGCCGCCCGGATAGGGGTCTATCATTGTCTTACGCAGCTTAGTCTGCTGCAATACGCGCTGAAGGAGGAGGATCCTAATGGCGCAGGTAACGAAGGAGAAGGCCAAGGAGATCGCTGAGAAGGACGCTGAGCAGCAGGACACCGCTCAGAAGACCCGTGACGCCAAGGTCCAGAAGCGCCAAGACAAGATTCAGGAAATTGATGATTTAATTGATTCAATAGACGAAATTCTAGAAAACCAAGAAGCTTTGATTCAATACCGCCAGAGAGGCGGCCAATGACCTATATCTCCCATGACGGTAAAGGCACCGTCGCTCTCCAAGCAACTTTGGCGGCGGCCACATCTGAGCAAAGCTTGCATGGTGAGATTCAAGGTCCACATCATCCAGTGGCATGCCTAGGACAACTAGGTCTAGATGAAGATGGAACGATGTGGTGTGATCACTCAAAGGCCGGTCCCGAGAATCTTCGCAATCAAGCGATAATTGATGCCACCACGGCTATTTTATTGATTGAATTACTGTGGGAAAAGGAAAATAAAAAAGCGCCCAGCCCCAAAAAGGACTGAGCGCTTAGTAATTGGAATCAGTCGGCTAGGTTGGCAGCACCAAGTAGGGCTAGACCCAGAGCAACCTGGTTATCGCCAACTCCTACATCCACGCCAAAAGCGGCGAGACCTAGGGTAGCAACAGCAGCTAGGGTTAGGGTATGTCCAGACACTACGTTATCCAGGATAGACATATTCACCTCCTCCATCTTTTCTTAGACTCCTGACGAAGTCTACGTTTGCAAATGCGACATTCTCTGTGTCCATCTGGACGGATATAAACATTATCAGTTATAAGTGAATGTCCCCATTTACACTCTGATTTAGGAGGTGTCCTACTAATCAAAATATTAGGATTAGGTTTATAATTTCCAACCCTATTTTGGAGAGGGGGCACAGAACGAAGATGATCAGGGCGCACACAATGGCGTACTCGGCAAATATGATCTATTTCTTCTCCATTAGGGATAGAGCCTACAAATAATTGATATAAAATACGATGAGCTGTTGTTCCTGTCCATTTTCCATTTTTATCCCAAAAAGTTATCATACCATAGCCATCTGGACTTATTGTTCCTGTCCAGGGCCAACATCCATCTCCCACTAAAAATTTTTTGCTTATTCGGTCCAGTAAGTAGTCACTCATTTGTTCGCTCACGGCGGGCAGGCTCCCTCATATCCTTCAGGGGCTGTCAGTAGCCAGAGGAAGAACTCATAAATTTTATCTAGCACGCCTGCGTTCCTTTCTGTTCTTCAGTTTAATTGGTTCATCTTGGATGACTGGCGGTTCCTGTGAGACTGCATGCAGGAAGGCGGTGCGTTCAGCTTGTTCTGCACGGTTAGCCCTGCGTCTCTGCTTCGATTGCAAGCTGTTCCTGCGACTCATGGCGGGCCTCCTTCCAGGCAGCGAGGACCGGTCCCACACAAACACCACATCGACAGTTATGTCTCCGTAATGCCTCAGCCAGGCGGTCAGCGAGAAGCCGGTTTGCTTCATACAACTCAAACCAGTGCATGGCAGTCTTTCGGTTCCGCTCCACCTCGGCCTCGGCCCGCTCCACCTCCGTCTCGGCGGCGACTCTTTTGACACAGTGATGGCGGGCTTCGGCCTCAGCCAGCACGGCCCGCTGCTCTAGTGTCTCCCAGTAGCGGTCGCAGGTCGCCCGGTGCGGATCTAGATGCGGGGCCGCTGCCTCGACGACGAGTCTTGCTTGTTCCTCAGGAATGCCTGCTTCCATGGCTGCTTGGATTGCCTGTTCTAGTTCCATCGCTTACCATTCCTGACTCGTTGGATTGTTGTTGGATGAACCCCATAGATCTGAGCTAAAACACGGCTACTTTCAGGACGGCTCTTTATCTCTTTTACTTGGATAGCAGTAAGCCTTGCTCGCCCATTATCCTCGCCTCGGGCTCTCTGTGCCTCTGTGGGCTGCTGAGGAAGCACGTAACGATGACGACCCTTAGCTTTGGCATCATTGAGGTTGTCGCTTTGCGTACCAAGGAAGAGATGCTCCAATCGGATGCAAGGCGGATTGTCACAGTGATGACAAACGAGCATGTCTTCGGGTATCGGACCATGCGTCCTGATCCAGGCGACCCGGTGAGCGGCCTGGCGGCGTCCCTCAAACATGACTCGTCGGTACCCACCTCCGCCACGGCTACCAGCACCTTCAATGCAAGGCAGTGCCTCAGTTGCTGCTTCGATAGCCTTTTCAAGACTCATCAGTAATTATACCTTTCATCCGGGAGTTTATTCTCATATTCCTTATAGTTAACGAATCCCTCTTGAGTCATGAATCCCCAAGTTGTTGTTCTTCGACCGCAAAAGAATAAGGTCCAAGCTGGTTTATCTTTGATCAATTCTAGCGCATGAAAATCTTTGATACTCTTTCTATTGATCATCAAAGGCCAGTAACGTCGCACCTTTTGAGGCATTCCATGCATTTGGATATCTTCAAAGGTATGTTCTTTATACCCACCCCATAAGATTATAGAAATGAAACCCCATGGGTGTGAATGGAGATCTCGTAGCCCATCAGACATTTTTATCTTGTGAATGCGAATTGAAGGGCGAAGATCATCCTCGCCTTTACTGCCCCAAATGAAAAACCGTACTAGGTATTCTTTGTCTGGATCTTCAGCGATACGGATGATCTTGAAGGGCATCAACTTGCGGAGCAATCGTTCTATCATTCAAAGTCCTGTGCCAGTCCCCCAGATCAATATTCCCAAAGCCAAAAACAAACTCAAACCCCTAGTTAAAGTGTTATCACCCCTAACAACCGCATAACTGAACATAACTGTGAGTAGCCAGCCGAACGTTGTCAAGGCATCACCAGTCCCGCTTTTACGGCAGCACCCATTCTAATCAGATTCTCCCCGAGGCCTTCAGCAGAGGCGCCGTCTAGGAAATAGACAGCTTGCCCGGCTGGAGTCGAAACCTGCAGCATCACAAAATTCTTTCCTCCTCCTTGGGCCTGCCCAAGATTGAAGATAGTCGGCAAGGGAGCAGGTTGTACGCCTTGAACCTGAGCAATGTTCTTGGCCGCCGCTCTAGCTGCCAACTCGTCAATTCTTTGGTCTTCCATCAGAAGATCTCGGCCATGCTACGATCCCAGAGCCTAGCCGAGGGGAGCCTACGTTGATTCGTACAGAAACCAAGGTTCCAGCAAATAAACCCTCCTTCTATGGATTCAATCACCCGAACGCCTTGTGTACCACAACGTCCACACTGGCCTTCTAGTTTCATCTTACGTTGGTCATAGGGTATGAGAGGCAGGATGTCAGGCATTAATGTACCTTCCAAGGAGCAATCGCTTCTGCAACGATGCGGGGTAAATCTTCTTGATAATATTGAATGTCATATCCTATCGGATCTGCTGCCCATTCTTCATGTGCAAGAATTGCTAAAATGGCTGCTTGAACAATAGAAGAACAAGAACGAAATCTTTCTTCTATTGAAGCACTCATCTGAGTTGTTCCTTGTACGTTTGTAAAAATTCAACCACTCGGAGAGCAAGCTCTCCATTCTCATATCGGATGCAAGGGATAGCCCGCTCCAATAATTCTACTGCTTCTGCTAGGAAGGCACTACAAACCCAAAAATCTTCAGACATTTTCCTCCTTCAGTTCTCGCCAGGACCCAAAGTACAGCGGGTTAGACTGCACCGATCCCACCACCCGGATCATTTCTCCGCTCCTTGGCGAGGAACCTTCTTAAAACTCGACGCTTAGAGTCGCTTCAGTGGCCTCAGAAACTGCCCCAATAGTAACGGGCAGTCGAACGACACCACGTCCGACCTTCGTTAGCTTCCCGGCCTTCACCAAGGCCGCTACAGTGCGGCTCATCAAGGCGTTGTCCCGACTCAGAGTGAAAGCCAAAGCGCCAACAGCATGGGGCTGAGCGGGATGCGCCTGGATGTACGCCATAACTTCTGCGGCATACTGCCCGCCCCCACCCCTAGTCCTAGTCTCAAACATCGCAGCGTTCTCGACAGGCGGAAGAGCGGTAGGAGCGATGAGGCGCACCCGGCTAGCAGTAAATGAGCGAAAGTTCTGGCCAAAGACCGTGATGGAACCATCCTCGTTTACCGAGACCAGGCTGAACTCACCCTTCTCGCCAGCCACAACTACAGGGGCGCCCTTCTCGACGGTAGCCCAGTCAATCTCAGCGAAGTCGCCAAAGCCGAGAATGCTCATTAGCCAATCGGCGGCCTGCTCACTGAGACCACGGGTGCCGATGATTTTCTCGCCTTCAGATTCAAACTTCGTAATCGTCACGGCTGAGATGTTGAACCCAGCCCTACGAGCGAGACCAGAGAGCTTCTCCCTCGACAGACCCAAAGACTTCCTCGCAGCTAGATAGCTTTCCATTTGTTCCTCCTCGCCCCGCAGGGCTATTCGTTGGTTGTGTGATTGTAACAGATCTCGTCAAGAGCGGCGCTCGTTGGTAGGTGAGCAGCCAGCCCTTGACGCCAGCCGATTACCTTAATGCAGGCAATCCCGTGCGAAAGGAGAAGGCCACGGTGCTGGGGATTACTTTTGTTTCCAAGCTAACTCATGAATAAAATAGGCAATGATCTTAATGAATCTATCGGTTAAACCAATACCAGTTGCAACTAAGATTGAATCTGTAAATATATATGAAACTAAGGCTGTCAACCCAAAAGCTAAGAGTGACCAAGAAAAAGTCTTAGCTACTATTCGATTCATATTCTTTCTTGTCTATCATAAATATCGTCCATTGGAGTATTCATTCGCCAAGAATGATGGCATTCGTTACAGTATAGAAACCGCAACCAGTGATTGGTTCTAAGAAGATCTTGAAAGTCATTACTAAAACAATAGGGACAGCTTATCTCTTGCCCTTTAAACCTTACTTTCTTCATAGATGCGTCCGTTATACGTACGAGGGACAGGCATATTACTTATGGAACCCAAGGTATACACCCAACCTCGGTGCTGGCAACTCTTGCAGGTGATTTCTGCGCCATCCGGGATGATTGCTCCGTTTGTCAATGGTTGTCTATTACAGACACCCTTTGTTGTGGGACCATCAACCATGACAAGATGGGTTAAGCAGATGGTTGTTGCCTTGCTATGGGGACCTCTGATTGATCGGAATGTGGCGATGCGAGGTAAAACCATCAGTCTTCAGTCTTCCTTTGTGTCGCTTATGAAGCACGAACAATTTTGGAGCACGCAGAAAGAAAACATGCCCTTGGAATCCATATCAGTGAAGTGAGTCTGCAATCCATGCCCGCAGTTTTGGCAGGTTTCTCTGTCAGGTAGAGGAGCAATCATCCGGGTCCTCCACTGCCGTGCCAATGCCTTAAAATGAAATTGTTTACGGCATCCTTCGCTTGACGCAATAGGAGGACGGCAACGGAAGAGGGGTACCATGTCTGTCCGAGTTCTAGCGGGCCAACCGGAACCAAGTCCAAGGCCGAACTGCAGCGTTCAAGAGCTTCTTCAGCTTCCAGACATCGGGCCTTCCAATCAACTCTCTTAGTTCCTGCCACGAGATCTCCCTTTGGTAGATAGGGTACCGCCATCTGACAATCGCCTCTCTCATCCAGTCCGGGCCTTCGTTCTCCCGCTGGACGGCACCAGCTGTGCGCCATCCACATTCTGATCTGTCGTATTCATACTGTGGCCCCGGTTTCACCCTTAATTTCCTCCATAATGGCATAGATTAGCTTGCACCCGGAACATATAGAGTCCTTTCGGGCTGTGTGGGTAGGCAACTCAGCAACGGCTTGTACGAGCAACTTCTTGAGACGTTCTATTTGTACATCTCGTATATCCACGGAGTTCGATGGGAACCACATCACACACCTGGTACATCAACCAGAGGCTCAGGCACAGGTTCCCAGGTCTGCAAGGAGGTTACCCAAACGATGGTGTCCCCGCAGACCCAACAGCGGTCCAACCCGGTCCAGCATACGTCGCAAGCCTCGCAGCGATAAAAGCCGAACCAGTCACCCACGGCATAACTTCCTTCGTCCTCGTTGGTGAGCATTATCAACGGACTTCGGGTTTCGTCCCCAGCGAGTTGCAATTTCGTCATATGAAAATCCAGCCATTTGACCCATCAGAGCTTCCATCTCCAAATCTGTTAGGCCTGCCTGTCTCCATTCACAGATAAGCTCTTCTATCGCCATAATTTCTTCGACAATTGCCTCGGGCTCGTCGCCACCAGCTATATCCATCCACGGTTCCAAGAATACGGCGTTCCGCAGTGCTTGCTGGCGAAGACGGGTACTCGACTTCACGAAGGTGAGTATCTGGCGACGAACCACTAGTTTGAAAAAATGAATGAAGCTTGCCTTAGCAGGATCCCACGTACGTACTGCGGACAGAAACCCTATCCTTGCCTCTTGCCAGATGTCCTCGATGGTAGCTCCGATAACGTAGTAGTCTCGTATCACAACGTAGAGCAGCGGTGTGTATTGTTTCAGTAGTTGTTCAAAAGCAATCTCATCTCCTGTGCGATACCGTTGCACAAGATCAAGGTCAGTAGTCGTCATCTTCGTTGTAGTCCCCTATCCCAGCTAGGTACCCAAATATATACCCAATCAATCCGCAACCTGCTGCGATAAGGAAGTTTTTCATAATTGTGGGCCCGGCAGGGATCGAACCTGCGACCTTCCCGTTATGAGCGGGGCGCTCTAACCAACTGAGCTACAGGCCCGGTACTAGGGGGTACTTTCCCAGAGAACACACTGGAGTACTCATGACACATGCCTGTATCTGCCCCTAGAACTTGGTTGCTAGGCCTTGTGAGCCGTCTTCATCCAGAGCCGCAGACAAAGACCGCCGAAGACCGCCAAGCTACCGACAAGGAACAGCCAAGCTGCGCCGCTACCCGTCCTTGGCAGAGTCTGCAAAGGGACAGGAGTTACGGCAGGCGGGGTGTTTGCTGGCGGGCAAGGCCCTGGGTCTGTCTTGAAGGTGAACCCGCCGCCGTCTGAGCAGACGGTGTGTGCCGCCTCCCCAGGAGCGCCAGTCTCGCCCGTGTCTCCTCTAGGCCCAGCGGATCCCGCAGGGCCCGTAGGCCCAGCGGATCCCGTTGCACCATCAGTGCCATTCAATCCCTCCTCGCCCTGAGGACCAGCCGGTCCAGTAGGCCCAGCGGGCCCCTGCGGACCCTCGGGACCAGCATTACCTTGAGGTCCAACAGGTCCGGTAGATCCAAACGAGATAGAGCAACGGAACTGGTTCGCATCGCCACTTCCTTCGGTCAGTGTATTGGGGACGAACACCTCATCATTATCACCAGGAGGAAGTGAGGTCCAATCACCCCAAGACTGGTTGGAAAGAACCACGAAGAGCGGCTCACCAGACTCCTCATCGAAGCCCTGGAAATCACAGATGTCATACTTGTTGTGCTGGTTATTGCCTGTAGCACCAGCAACAGTTGTAGGAGCAAGAACCGCCAGCATGACGGCCAAGCTCAGGATCAACTTCCTCATTATTTCCTAACCTTCCTGTTTCGGTTTGCGCCAGGGCGCCAAGTGTACATACAATCCTGCCATCAAGGCAAGAGTTATTATTGGGTGTTCCCGAGCATAGTCCGTTACGAATTTTCCTCGTTTCCTTCGCTTAGTAATTAAATCCCAAGCGACGATACCTCCACCGATCCAGAGCCAAAACTCACCCTCGGTCGGGGGCTTCACGTCTCATCCTCCTTCTCTCTGTAGCTCATTCCATACAGCCTTCGGCGGTCATCTCCACTAAATAGAGTGGCTTTGGTAGTCTTGCCCGTAAGAGATTATTGCATCCTTCTATTTCGCAAAGATGTTCGTTTTTAGTCAGAGATTTCACGCCTCATTCGTCTCCTTTCTCTTTCGCTTTTATTACCCCAATAGCCGATTGTCTCCTTAGCTTTTAAAGCATGATCAAGGCAATCCGGTTGCACCGGACATTCAGAGCAGATTGCTCTTGCCTCCTCGGTGCTTCCTCCCCTGGATGGGAAGAAGGCATCGGGATTGGGATAGTCCCGACAAGCTGCCTGGACTACCCAATCCGCATCTATGAATAGCTTGGTGATGTTTGGAACGGTTTCGTCATAGGCTCGCTGGTGCGGACCGTACGCTCCCTTACGTCTTGTCATGCTCAGAATGGCGGCGGAGGAACGGCTGGGGTCTCAGTAGCGGCAACCGGAGCAGGGGCAGTAGAGACCACGGGGGCCGCCGTAGCGGCAGTGGCGAAAGGGTCTGCGGCGAGGGTAGGAAGACCAATGGCAGCTTCTGGGGATACAGGATTGATGCGTTCTATCTTGTTATTTTGGTATTCAGTATCCACCTTGACCTTAATCTGAGCAACCTGTCCAAGCAGCGCCCCAGAGATATGCTTCATAGCCGTCTCAGGATCAACAGTAGACAATGAGGCAAAGAACTCCTGGGTGATGCCGAGAGCGCTCATCTGACGGTAAAAAATACTCAAGGCGTTGGGATTGTCGGTAGTAAGGGTAAAATAATTCCATAAGTTTTTAAAGCCAGCCTTAGGACCAACTACTACTTCCCACCTTGTTTTAATCTGCGGCTTACCTGTAGAAGAGGTCTTGTATTCTGATTCGATAACCTTAGCGGTATATGTATTAGCTTCCAGAACCTCAAAAGTTGCACCAGACTCAGCGGCCTTCTTCATGAGATCACCAAACGTGCTACTTGTCACGTAATTACCTGCTTTCTTGTTCAGGGTTACAAATCATGTTGACCATGTCATCTAGTCGAGGGTTAGTGATGATCGTAGGGAAGACACCTGATCTATCACCTGCCTCATATTGAGCGTGGGGCTTAGTTAATAGGAAATTTGTGAACTCTCCCTCATCGCTAATCTGTGCCTTAAGGAAGCCTATCGTATCGATGTAGTAAGGAAGCGCAGTTGCTAGCTGACCTTGAACATATGGGTACCATTTGCCGTCTTGGTTCTGTTTTGTCATCGCCGTTAGAATCACTGCATCCAGCGGCACTGTCGGGTGGGTTAGTAAATCTCTATACTGCCTAACAAGTTGGGCAACTTTTCGATAAACTTCCCCCCACTGCTGCAGCTTTAACTGCTCATCGCCAGCTATTGCATCAATACAACGTTGCTGGGCCTCAGAGATTGAATCGATGATGACCGAACGAAATGAGTGTTTTCCGGCTGCCAACCAAGCATATGCCTGACTCAGAGAACTGAAATCTCTTACGTAGGTCACGCACGTTTCCCAAGAACCGTCATACTCCGGGGGAGGCACAGTTGGTACCCAAGAGATTTTCTTAGATTTCAAAAACCGTGAATTGCCTTCTGAATCTAAAAGAAGACGAGGTCCCGGTGCTGAATCAGCAAGAGTTGTGTTATGAGTGACTATAAATTTATCCACGACAAATAAACCATCAAAATTAGCAACTGCAATACAACGAGTTGGTTGCTGGGCGGATGGCGCCACCGAAGCAATCCTCCTAAGAGGATGACGGATTCTATTCCGATCTTCGTAGTAATGACGACGAGACCCTCGGAAGGCCACCATATCAATAGGCAAACGTAGAGCTGTTCTGTAAGCTCGTTTACCCATCTTGCGTTCTTTCTTATATGTATAGGTAGGCGATCTATCTGTTATTTTCTTTGTGCAGCCTCCTACTGACCAGATCAATTCTCTAAAATCTTTGCACAGCTGGAGGCTAGTCGTCACAAAATTCAGCATTTTCCCGTCATTAAACCCATCAGAATCCATAATGCCTTGAAGAAGGGCAACCCGGTCTGCAATAGGGGCTTTAAGGTATATTTTCGGAATGAATTTCTCGTGTGAGTACAGCCCCCAAAGATCTAGGGATCTCAAAGCTTCGGTGAGTGGATTTTTTTCATTCTTCTTGTTTACAAAAAAGAATTCAATACCAGTATGACGGACTGTTGTTCCTTCTGGTGCTTCAATACAAATTTCAGGGTCTGCGCAAGTAAGCCTAGGGGTTGAACTTCTAAATGATCCATCACCAAGCATTAGCCCCAGAAGATATGGCTCAACCGGCAACGGATTGTCTGATTTAATTCCCTGCCAAGCGACAGTTGGTATGTATAGGGGCTCACCAACTGGTCCAGTAGATACACCGATCTGACGATAAATATCTTCAGTAGATAGAATGGCCCATCGATCAGTGTTGCGCCTGCGAGTCCTCCATAAGTGACTAGAATCAGTGATGATGGATTCACCATCATCAAATTCAATCCGATAACATTCTTGGGGGCCTCGTTCAAAAATAGCTAAAACAATTGTTGGATGTCCGTCCGATCCGATAACCTCATCACCTATTGATAGCGAACCAAAATCTTGCCACCCGGTCGGAGTAAGAGTAGGTGTTGAATAAGGCAGCCCCTTCCCGCTTTTTGAGGCTCCATGTAGGAGGAATGAAATTCCACATTCGCTCATACTTCCTCTTTCCATAACATTCGCACTGCATCGTGGTCTGGTGACGGGCAATCGAGGATGTAGCCCGCCTCCACCACGTTGAGGTCTTTCATCATAACCTGTCCGGTGTGCCCGTCAACCATCTGACAAAGCTGGCTGTGCTTGACTGTGGGCATGACGGCTGTGAGGGCATCTAAGTCAGCTTGGGTTATACCGAAGATCATTTTTCCCTTTCAAATGCTGTCGAGATCAGATCTAGATTCTGCATATCTTTCGTATGGATTAGATACCCTGAAGTTATTTGTGAGAAACTCCTCAGCGTAGTCATCCATATCAAACATCGGGCATGCGGTGCGAAAGTCGCAACCCCAAGAGCACCGAGAACTGGGTCGAGGGTAACAAACAGCCCTGTGGTCTGTGTTCCGGTTTAACTCGTCTCTGGCTTGGATGATATCAGAGATCGTCCCGGTCAGCCTTATGTAGAAGTTCCTTAGCATTTTATCTGAAACTTCGACGCTTTCCCTCGCATAAAAAGGTGGTGTTGCTTTAGCAGTGCGAAGTGTTTTTCTGAGAAGATTCCACATTGCATATGACGGCATCTTATCTGGATTATTAAGCCGATAAAGAAGAGCATAAGTGAAAAGCTGCTCGTTCAGATCAAGCAACGGATCAATGAGACTCTGACACGACTTGTGGTCTAGGAAAAAGAAACGTTCTAATTTGTCAATACCAATAGCGTCTCGCTTACCCAGGATAGTTACATCTGTCCCACTAATATGTAAAGTATGCTCAATTTCAGATTCAGCTTCGATGATCTCAAAGTCTGAATCAATTCCTGTTTCTTCTATCCAATCAAAGTAGCCCTCTAACATAGTGCGAGCCATCTTATGATCTTTATCCACAGCTGTTAGATCATTAGGAGTATTCTTTCTAACTTCTTCATAAATTGATGTAAGGACACCTAAAGCTAACCCCTTAGAACCGCTAGGAGAATAATACGAAGCTAGTGAAGAGTGAATATTAGTTCCTAGAGCGAGGGCACCAGTAGTTTTTTCTGGTGCTTTTAACCCTCTAAAATATTGGAGCCACCAGCGTCTGCGACAATCTTTCCAAGTTTGAATTTCACTATTACTGATTTGTAATGTAGGGACTGATTTAACTAGCTTCATTTCCTTTTCCCATAAATTACTGGGGCTACCCGTAAATGGTATTATCTGCCCCATTTCAGTCATCAAATCCTCCCATAAGCTGTTTCCTCATCAAAACCCAATGGAACTCAAGGGTCATATGAGTAGCTGCATGCTCTTGGAATCCGGCTTCCATCAGCTTATTGTGATAGCCCGCCACGATTGCCACGAGCATGTCCAAGTTCTTCGTCAACTCCTCAAATTCTTCAGGAGTAATGAGGGGATCTTCTTCACTCATCAGTTCCAGGCCGCTTTGTACGAGACGGGGGCTGTTGTAACGAGCATCTTGTAAGAGTGCCGCAGGTAGGGGTCGATGTCTGGGTCCTCCATCCTATCCGCTAGGGCTTGGCGCCCGTGTACGGTGAGCGAGAGAAGGACAACCTCTCTCCAAGCCTGCATCTGTCTCTGTTCCATCTTCCGTTTTCTCCGCTTCCTAAGGAATCTATGTGTGAACCACACGGCAGTCTAGTTGCTCCAAAAGCTGGGCGCAAGAGAGGCAGGGCTGCGAAGGTCGAGGCTCTTCTTCCATTCGTCCTACTCTAGCGACATAGACAGTGGCCCGTCGAGGGTATCCCGCCCGGCGAAGCGCTCGTGCTTCCGCATGGACTGAGACAAGGGCGAGGGGGACACCTGCGACGGTGGGGGAGTTCTTCGTAAGGTTGACCGCACGTCCTAGAGTCTTCCCATTCTTGATGACTATTGCACCATGACGGAATCTTTCACGGCTCTCGCCTGCTAGAGCGAGAGCCTGGCGCAAATGATGGTTGTCCTTGGTCACAGATCAACTCTTCGGTCAACAGAACTAAGGGTCCGGGCTCTCTCAAAGGCTAACCAAGCTTCTAGGGAGGAAATCATCTGCTTAAGCTTTTCAACCTCAGCTTCCAATTCTTCTATTCGGCTCATAGGGTCCTTTCTTCTTCATATATGTTTCCAGTTTCTCCCAGTGACAATCATTGAAATTAATGCCCTACTTACATCAAACATTTCAGCTAAATCCTTTTGAAAAAATGTGCCAGTTGCATACAACTTTCGTATTGCTAAGACTTCCTCATCCGAAAGTTTGGACATACCGTGATCCGTTCCGACCCGTGCAGATTTAAATCGACCTTTATTTAGAGCATCTCTACAATTATCGGCTGGAGTGCCCAAGAAAAGATGATCGGGGCGAAAACAAGGCGGATTGTCACAATGATGGAGAACCCATAGACCTTCTGGAATTGGTCCATTAATAGCTTCCCAAACTAATCTATGAACTGATTGTAATTTTCCATTAAATGAAACTCGCCCATATCCAAATGGGACTTTATATCCAGTCCATTCCCAGCAACCAGCATAGGGCCCACGAAAATTGCTTGGGCGATCTTCTAATTTTTTACCTGGCATATAATAACCTTTTAAGAGCGACTTTATCTTTGACAACTTCTTCTAACATTTCTGCTTTTCCAGCAAGAATCTCAAGTTGAGCAGATTCTATAGAATTTTCAGTCACATAGTCAATAACTACAACTGACTCGTGATGTTCGCTACCAATTCTATGAATGCGTCCGATAGCCTGCTGCTGGTCCACGTTTGAAAATGAACGCTGAAGAAAAATTCCTATGCGGGCTCTATTTAATGTAACTCCCACGCCTCCTGCGCTGATGACCACTAAACAAACATCTACCTTGGCTTCTTGGAAAGAATCAATTTGATTTTGTCTGACATCTGTTGTTTGACCGCCCTTGATAATCGAGTAAGAGATGTCCGCTTTTTCAAGGCGGTTAGCCGCCATCTCAATAAGCTGCCGGGACTGGGCAAAGACCACCACCGGCTCGTTAAAGTCCGCCAAGTCTTCCATAAGAGCATCAAGCTTGCAAGAGGGATCGGACAATCTTACTCCATCCTCAGTGAGTTCTGCATAGGACGAAGCAAATTGTACCATGCGTGTGAGCTGAGCCAAAGCCGATGAGGCAATCACCATTGAGCCGTCGTCAGTAGTGGCCCACAAACTCTCCGCCATCGTGTTATATGCTTTGGCTTGCTTGGGGTTCATCTGCACGTCACGGCGCTCATAGATGATGGGAGGCAACTGGGGGAGGATAGCTTCTTTCACGCAACGTCGGAAGCGGGGATGGAAGATATCTTCAAATTCGGTCTGCATCTCTGGTCTGATTCCAAAGACATCCAATCCACCAAATGGATTGAATCCTGTCAAACAGTAGCGGGAAATGAATTGAGTTTTGGAGGGCCACTCTTGAGGATTTAAAAAATGCAAGATAGGAAAAAGTGTATCGGGGGCATTAGTTAGGGGGGTGCCAGTTAAAGCCCATCTAAATCGCACTGAAGGGCCATGTCCTACAGCCCACACTGCTCTTGTCCATTTAGTACGGGGGGAAGACAATTTGTGACTCTCGTCGCTTATTACAATTTTCCATGGAATAAAGTTCAATTCCTTCGGAGTCTTCTCCGCATCTGTTAAAGCAATGCTTCCATATGGAGCGAGCCTTGAGTGAAGACGGACGCTCTCGTAGTTGATTATGACGACCCCAGGGTTGTCTCCTGCTTCAGCGAGAATCTTCTGGCGCTTTGGGGCTGTTCCATCAACAACATAGACAGGGATGCCCGGCCACCACTTCTCCACCTCCCTCGCCCATGAGCGTTTACAACTATTCGGGGCAATTACTAGCATAGGAAGTTCATTGACTGCTTTAGCTGCAGCGATTACTTGAATTGTCTTGCCTGATCCCATCTCATCGGCGCAGAGTGCTTGCTTTGCGGTAATGAGGAAAAGTGCCCCAACTTCTTGAAAGTTGTACAACCCGTGTGGGAGGCCCCCCGGATCTTGGATTGACAACTCGTTGCGGAGAGCCAAGGAGGGAGCCACCCGGAGGTCGAGTTCACTCTTCGCCCATTTCCAAAGTTCCGGTCCTATTTCCAACCGGTCTCCGAACACGGCTCGGAGTTGGCGACAAGCGGACCATGAGAGGGGGGTGTGCCATTTCTTAACCTCAGAATTCCATCTACTACCGGGGATTGATTTAACGCCCTCTCGGTCTTGCATTCCAGACTCTATGAAAATTCTTTGGCCTTGAATTTCGACCTTTACCTGCATTTCGGGTTTCGCCTTCTTCCTAATTACAAAAATTTTCAGCCCTTAATGCTGTTCCCTCCAGGGTGGAGTACAGGAGCTACCTGTCAAGCACCCTGGAGGGGGGACAGCGCAGTGCCGGAACGGCCTGCATCCAATCCGGTCTTCACCGATGGTACTAGGCTTCCCTGCACACTGCACGCCACGGGACATTCGATGACGTTTTTCCTCTCTGCTAGGCTCGGAGAGGCTTGAGCGGTACTGGCCCGGCTAGCACCCAGCCGCCCTGTTATCCGATCAGGGAACGGTCTCCAGGATGCCGCCTCGGAGAACTTGTTACTAAGCGACAGGTTTTGCTCTTTACCCGGTATTATATGGTGCTCATGGCTGCTATGCGATGCTCCGTATCATCGCCATGACAAATGTCGCAACACTCTTCGTGAACATCTTCCCCGTTAGCATCGGAATGGCGTTGATCCCACTCTTCTTCTGAAAAGGAACACAGACAACCGTAACAAGTTTCTAACGATTCCATTATACTCTCCCAAGAGCCCCGGTTAACAAGGACAAGCTCAATATCCTTCCAAGTCGTGTCATCAATATCCTGGATATCCTGAGCAGTGGCGAGAAGCTCACAAACAGCCACACTGAACGGGTTAGTCTCACGTTTGTAACTACAAGACCTGAGAGTTGCATTACGAAACAGAAGTGACCTAATAAGGTCATTCTCCTTGAACTCCGGGTGGAAGTCTTCAATCCACTGACCGACAATGCAGACAGGAGTCACAAGCAGTGGCTCCTCGTCCTCAATGTTAAAGTGGTCGAAATCGACATGGACACCCTTATCGTCCGTGTAATACACGCATGTATCCTCCTCATCCAATCCACCGTCAATCACTATTCTTCCCCGGCGATCCGGGTATCGAGTGATCAGGGAGGAAAGTTCCGCACGAACAACTTCAACAGTCAGTTCCGAAGGTTTCATTTCTTTCCTTTCGTTAAGTTAAATCCTTCTATGGATCGGGAAAAGGGTTCAGAGAAAAATAGTTTCTCCTCATACTTAGTGCACAGAACCGACAGAAACTAATTCTGAATGGGTGCAGGAGACTAGTCTCCTGCACCCACGTTAGGGGACCACCAGCCTCTGGTGATTAAAGGTTTAGGGACTCAAGAGTGTCCAGAGAGTCCTCAAGCTCGTCCAAGGTGCTAGCAGCCTGGGCCGCCTGAGCCGGGGCAAATTTACCACAAGTATTAAGCAACAGCCTACCAGTATTCACGGCCTCACGTCCGGTGGCAATAGCAGCATCCACACCAGCTTGAGTAGTCACGTATTCCACAGCCTCAGCATACTCCCCGAGAAGATCAGCAAACTTGCCAGCCTTCTCGGAACACTGGGCGGCAGTGGGACCGGAACTAGGGGTCTGGGAACTAGGGGTCTGGGAACTAGGACTCTGAGTGCTAGTCTCATTGGTGCAGGCACTGGTTAGAAGGATCGAAGACAAGGACAGGACGGTAATGGAAACGAACTTCTTCACTTCAATTCCTTTCAAGGATTTTTGGTGGAGAGATGATTTATTTTTAAATTTAATATAGGTTTAACCGTGTAACATTCCCATTAGCTTTCCTTTCTGAGCCTAATTACTCAAGGTAATCCACATCTAAGCCATAATCGGAGACGTTGATGCCTGTCTTAACTGCACGAATCATTTTGTGCATGGCAGTTTCGACTTCAGACATTAACACGTCTTCTTCCTCTTCAACAATAATTTCTAGGGTAACTAGAAATGTGGTCATTCAACCTCCTCCTTGTTTTCGTTTTCGGGTACAGAACCTTCAAAGTGTGCGGGGCGGTCGCCACACACCCTGTCATCCCAGGAGACATGGCCATGGTCCCGCACGTACCTCGCTTTGGCGTCGGACCTCGACTCCAAGGGAATACGCTCGATCCCGAGCCGGTGGGCAGCGATCACCCGGTGGTGCCCGTCCTTCACCTTTCCCTCGCCGAGGTAGACGCCTTGATCCAAGCCATTCTCAGCGAGGAAGGCTTCAAGCTTCTGCTGGTGATGACCGACCCTGCCGCAGCAGAGGCACTCTCTACTGAGGATGTGCCGTTCTTCCTCATCCCAGGTCTGGCCCGAGGCGGGGGTGTAGTTCGCCAGCAGGTCGGCCGCCGCCATCGAACCCCGCATGGTCTCAGCGTGCTGCACCGGCAACAATCTAGCTGGATTGAACGTTTTCCATTGTCGCATCCAGTACGGAAGCTTCAACCCTCTTGATGAACTCGATAGCCTCCTCCACCCGGTCCTCCACCTCTCCAGCGGTGAGCCCTGAGGCAACAACGTTGGAGAAGGTGATGGGCTTTCGGGAGAGTAGGTGGTTAGTGTCTACCAGGACGGCGTAGGCGTCAAGGAAAAGCTTGAGAGCGCTGTCCTCGTACTCCTGGCTAGCCCTCCGGGCAGCGTTGTTGGCGTCTTGCTCAGCTTGACGGGCTCTGGAGGCAGCCTGCCGGGCACGGGCGTCCTGCTGGTTGCGGGCGTCCTGCTCGACACGGTGCTTGCCGTACGCTTCTGCCATTCGGGAGACGATGTCCGGGTCTGAGGAGGTGAGGGCCCGCTTCGCCATCTCAGCTAGAACCTCTGGAGTGGGGAGTTCGGCCTTGATCTCTGCACGAAGCTTAGCCTCGACATCCTGTAGCTTGACAACGTTCTTCGCAGCCTCTTCCTTCGCTACCCGCTTACGCTCAGCCTCAAGCTCTTGCTGGTGCTTCAGGTTAGCCTCCCGCTCCTTCTGAGCAGTGGCCTTAGCTTGGGCAGCCAGAGCGGCATCTAGACGCTTCTGAGCAGCTGCTTCAGCCTTGGCTGTGGCCTCGGCGGCAGCCTTCTTCTCACGGTCAGTCCAGCTACCTGCTCGCTCCGAGCGGCTGGCCGCCGCTCCCTCGGACTTGCGAACCCACTCACCAAAAGTAGACTCAGCGATGCCCATATGACGAGCAAAACTCCTAGCTGTGACCTTGACAACATGGTCCTGAGCCGTGCGCTCATCAGTATCCATGCCTTCATATTTCCGATACACAGAGACGAGCCCCTGACGAAACTCTGTGCATTCCGCCTCAATATCTGACCAACTGATCATTTTTCCTCCTTACATCCACAAGGATGTCTTGATAGTAGATTTATGGGTATTGTACCAATCAATCTTTTCTTGATTAGTACGTTTGAAGTGGTTAGAGGGCCTTGGAGTTACCTGAGGGCCGTGCTTGTCGGCTTCGGGGTCTACGTAGCCGTGGGGGATGATCCAGGCCTCATCGTGCGTGACTACCTCGCCTGTAGGGTTTCTGGTGATTCTTTGGCCCTTGAATGAACGGTGGAGCCAACCTTTGGTGGTGGACTGGCGGCCTGCTCGGAGGACCAGTACGTTCTGGTGGCCCTCTGAGCGTAGCCGGGTGGCGTGGGCGGTGGCTAGTCGGAGGGACTGGGTGAGGAGGTAGTCGGCACGTTCCTTATTGTAAGCGTGAAGTAAGGCGTGATCGAGGCCCTCGACTGGGAAGGCAACCGAACCCTCAGAGTACTGGACAACGTACATATCAGCTTACCACCGCTTGTTCGATGTGGCGCAGCCAAGGGGTATTGGCAGAACGCATGTTCGACTTGCCGTTACCTCTGTTGCCATTAGGACGATCCTTTCTCACGCCCATCTTCATACTGGCTGGGGCGGGCAGAAGCTTGACGATAACGCCGGACGGGTAAAAACCTGCTGCATCATAGGCCTTGATCAGTGCCTTAGTTTCCCGAGAAATTACGTAACGCTCAATGTGTGCCCCACGATGAACGTAAGCAACACTGGCACCAATCTTTACAGCCTTAACATTTCCGTTCAGAACTCGTCTGACGCCACGAGCCGCCACACATTCCTCAGGATTACGAGTAACTGCGCCCTTGATGTCACGAGGTCGTACTTTGAATTCAATCGGCTTAACAGCATCAACAATGGGCACATTGTTAGCTAGGGTTTCATCTGACCACTGCATTTTTATAGACCAACTTTCAAATTCGCTTTAATCTCTGCGATCAAGCGTTCGGTTTCCTGAATATCTTCGGCAATAAGGCTGTGGGTGTCTTCACTAAGATGTTGCATAAGGGAAAGCCCCTCACGCAGACGATCATTTGCATCCCTGACAAATCCTTGTCGGGGGGGCACCTGTGAGTTTACACAGGATGCGTTGTCGTCGCTAGGAGTTTCAGTCTCAGTAGTTTCGGTTTCAATTTCAGTTTTCGTAGTTTTCTTCTTTCTAGGTGTGTAGATGGCATTCCAAGAGGGCAGTTTATCTGTGTCCAGATATTCAGGCTCCTCTCCAGGAGAAAGCAGGCTAGACGGTTGAACCAAGCCCTTGTCGGCTGCTCGGTTCCAGGCGTCGAGGTACTTCTTGACAGTGTTTTTGTCGATACCAGCTTGCTCGGCAAAGGAACTGAGACTCACCTTAATCGGTGAATCTTCACCGATTTTTGGACGTCCTGCTGTTCCTAACTCTACGTTCCGGGCAACTAGCAGCCCCATCCTCCAGCCACCCTGCTTAACACAAAGGCCGAATTCTTGGGCGTCCTGTTGGATTGATTCGTTTTGATCTATGGTTTCCATTAATTTTCCTTAATTGTCGGCTGGCCACAGGCCAGGCGTAGTGGGTAGGGGGGCGGAGAGAAGGCGTCTTTCCCACCAGTGCGTTTTTTGGCTCTTGTCTCTCCAGAACCAGTACCGGTGGGTCTTGTCTTCAATGATAGTAAGGGTGAACTGTGCTAGGTACTCCAACCGGAGTGCCTTCCAAACTTCGTGGGCGGCTGGGTTGAGGGGCGGGTTGTTACTGTAGCTGGCGGCTATGGCGGTTGTCCAGCGGTAATCTGCTGGTGGGGCGGTAGTTGTCATTGAGAGGGAGCGTTGATCGGAAAACTGTCTTCCATCAACGTCCCAACCGTGCAAGAGGCCCATTACCAATCTTCTCCTGTTTGAGCAACGTGATCTTTGTGGTAGAAGGGGTGGGAGGTGAACTGCGGGGCAACCATCCGCTCCCGGATGTTCAATAGGTGAACGGCAAGGGCTCGGGCGGCGTCTGAGTTGAGGATGACCAAGGCTGTGGATCCGATGTGGATCATGTTGAGCGTAGGGTGGGGGCGGATGTCTTCGGGGGTGTCGAGCCCGATCTGGATGGATGTGATGTTCATGGTTGGCTCCTTTCGGGTTGTAGGTCTTCATAAGTAGGGGAACCGATTCCTGTGCTGTATCTGTCGAAATTTGACACAGGTGGGTGGTGGGTGGCGGTGGGGGGCTGGGGAGGAGTATCATCGAGGTTTCCACCCCTGCTGAGTTGCATCCATGTTGGAGTTAGGATACCATAGATTCATGACTCCACTGGAAAGATTTTTGCAAAAATATCAGATTGATGAGAACGGATGTTGGCTCTGGACAGGATCAAAAAGTGTCTGGGGGTATGGCAAAGTCAAAATTGAAGGAAAAATGGAGACAGCTCATCGTATGGCTTGGCGATTTTTCAAAGGAGATATCCCAGATGGGTTACTGGTTTTACACAAATGTGATATTCGGCATTGTGTGAATCCTGATCATCTATGGCTTGGTACATACAAAGACAACATGGCTGATTGTGTCGTCAAAGGAAGATTCTCATCAGGTGAGCGCCACTACAAACGAGCCAGTACCCACTGCAAAAACGGGCATATATTCGATGAATCAAATACATGGTGGTACCGCAATGAAAGAAAATGTCGTATCTGTCGAAGGAATCAAAGAAGAGCCTGGAGGGCTCGTCGTCGCCAAGAAGCTGGTGGAGTGGGGGGCTAAGGTTGTTCCGGCGTTTTGCAGTCGAGATGGTGAAAAAGTTCCTCTGGCCGGAAACTGGGTCGTTAACGCTACAAAGGATGTCGATCAACTTGAACGATGGTGGGCAGAAAGACCTTGGTGTTGGCCTGGAATTGTTGGTGGAGTGGGTTCATTCATCTTGTTTGATGTTGATGGATCCGAAGGAATCGAATGGTTTCGAGCATTCTGTGCTCGTGAGGGCTGGCCTGGGGGGTCATGCACTTACTCAACACCGGGACGATCCGGGGGGCTGCATTCGGTGTTCAGGTGGCCTAAATGGGGATTGGGCACAGACTTTCGTCAGGCTAAGGTTTGTGGAGAAGGATGGGAAGTCCAACTTAGAGGAAACGGTCATTTTACCCTCTTTTGTGGGGCTAGACGGCCAGACTGTCCAGGGCGAAATTATGAGTTGATCGAAGAACCAGGAGAGGGTGGGCCAATTGAGTTGCCTGAGAAATTCGGGCGTGCCTTCTTGCGAGAGAGTGTTGTGTCGGTTGGACCGGCTGGTTCGTTCGGTATTGGGGAGTTGGTGGAGATTTCTGAAGAGGATGCCTGGAGTGGTGCGCCGTATGCAGATGGGCGAAAGAATGTGGTTGCTGGTCTTGCTTGGTATAACGCTATTCGGGGCGCCTCTGTGGCTTCGGTTGTTGCTTTATGCGAGCGTTTTGGAGCTGAGTGTTGTGTTCCTGCGCTCTCGGCGGAAACGTGCAGGAAGAAGGCGGAGTATGCAGTAGAGCGGGCTGAACGGTACCGGATGAAGGCTGCTGCTGAGGCTGAACGGGTTGTCGGGCATTTAAGGTGGGATAAATGATGAAGATAGCAGTTGATAAGGCCCGTGCAAACAGATGACCTATCGGGAAGATCACATATCTAATGGGCGGCGATTTGTAGATAAGTTTGAAAAACTTGTCCTCTTCATGCGAGATGCTGGTTGCTGGGCGGAATGGAACGAGGATCTTGGTGTTTGGCGGTTGGATGAATTTGAAGTTTTTGAGTGGGGTAAAACGGTTGTTGAGGACATCTACGCAGATGGGATAGTTCTTCTACGTCAAGCTGAACTAGAAACTGATCCTGCTCAACAAGAGTTACTCACCCAAAGAGGACGAGCTTTAATGCAGTGGGGAAAGATTTCTGCTGGGGCTGGGCATCTTACTGGAACTCTCAAACATGCTGGCTCAGACCCTAGGGTTGCCTGTTCTATGGCTGAAATGGACCCTGGACGGGCTCTGTTAAACTCATTGTCCGGGGTTATTGATCTCGCAACAGGAGGAGATCTTGGTAAAAATCCCGAGTTCCGATGTACGAAGCGCTGTGGAGCAGAATTTAAGGGGACAGCGTGGCAAGGAGGGCTTTGGGAAAATTTTTTAAAGTTTGTAGTTCCAGACGAAGGGCTGCGTCGGTATCTACAATTAATTGTGGGATATGCAGCTGTTGCTGGTGTAGATGAGAGGCTGATCTGTTTTCTTCTGGGGCCACCAGGAACTGGTAAAAGTATTTTTGTCACTGCAGTTGAGGCGGCACTTGGTGAGTACTCAATTTCAATGGCTACTGATCAGTTTTTGGTGAATGCGAAAGATACGTACGGATTAGCACAGCTTCCAGGGGCACGATTGATTGTTGCTTCGGAGTTTGATGAAAACCAAAAAATCAACGTAGCGTTGATTAAACGAATCACAGGTGGGGACACAGTAACCGTACGGATGATTCGTGGCAAACCCTTTGCTTATTCTCCTGTTGGTACTCTTTTAATCCCTACCAATCACATTCCATTTTTTGGTTCGGATGCTGCTGCTTGGGCTCGGTTAGTTATCGTGCCTTTTGAGCAGGTTTTGGTCCCAGAAAGTTTTGGTTCGGTAGATTTAAAGGAACAGTTCAGGGATCCGGGTGTTGCTTCTTCTGTGCTTGGTTGGATTGTCGAAGGAGCACAGCGGTGGTTGGACGGTGAACGAGTTTGGGGGTCCATGCCTCAATTAGTAGCTGATATTGTTGGCGAAGCTAGAGAGGATCAACGCCACCCAATTGAAGAGTTTGTTGTGGATTGTTGGGATTGGGAAAAATACACACCAGAATACAAAGATGCTCCAACCGATTTTAATAGTTCGGAGCAGATCCACATGGCATTAGTCTTTTGGATGGCCCAACAAGGGTATAAAGATGTTCCACCTATAAAAAGGATGGGTCGGTGGCTTAGACAATCCGGGCTGGAACCTCGTCGTAATGCATCTAAGCGAGGTTGGGGGCCAGGCGGAGTACGAGAAGGTGCTTTAATGTTTGGGGGGCTGTGACATGTGGAGATGTCATTGGGGATGGGAACAAATGTTTGATGTCATAGCGCTGACCAGCTAAAATGACATCATGACAACTGATGACATCTAATTTAGTATATCTATGTGAGGGGACTGTAACTTACCCTAGTCATAGCTCTCGCATAGAGCTACTATAGAAAGTGATGTCATTAATGTCATCAGATGTCATTGCGCAGGTCAGAGGCACTTTTTAGATGTCATCGTAGATGTCATCGGAAGCTCTTGGAGATGTCATGAGCATGGAACCGACGTATGGTAAACGAACTGAGGAAGAGATGGCTATAATTTTGTCTATTCATGACACACCCCAAGGAGAACCTGAAAAGGCTAAGAAAATAGCCAAAATGGCCCTAGATATAGCTACTCCAGAAGTTGTGAAATTTTGGCTTGAAATCATGCGAGATCCAGAACAAGACATCAATGCTAGATTACGAGCTTCCGATCTTTTAGGTGCTAGACAAATACCAAAAGTGGCCGCTCAACACGTTTCCCTAGATGAAGATGGAGTTATAGACTCAGTAGACATTCAAGGCCTCCGAGAATCAATTCTTGAGCAGTTTAATAAAAGGGAAGGAAATGGCCGATAACACATATGATCGCAGTAAAAAGGTAATTTGTGGCTCATGTCACGCAACAGCTACAAGTTATGGAAATCCAAGACTCAACACCAAAGGGCAGTGGCTAATCGCAATCAAGCCACATTGGCGAGCAGGAGAAGTGGGGGGCATGATGTGTAGTGCCCGGATAGGAGTTGTTGCTAAATGAATATCTTTGATGAACAGAATCAAGACTACAAAGCCTACTATTTACCAGAAGGCATTGTTTTAGTTGGTTCTGTTGGTGAAGAATTATATGTTTCGTTTTCTGCTCTACCTTGGTTGATTGAACAGTTAAGGGGGGTTGCCCCCAAATGACACAGAACGCCGAGACTGTCGTTTGCCATTACTGCGGAACAGCCGATGACATCCGCCCCTATGGGCCTGGTGGATCGTGGACCTGTTTCCCGTGCATGAAGGCCAGTCCTGAGCGAGGGGCCGTGGTGCAGGCTGCCTTCGGGGCACTTCTCGACGCCAACGAGGCGGTTAGCAAGACCGGGGCCGTGCTGCTCACCAGCGATGGTCCTGTTCCGTTTGAACCCGAACAGTCCGACGGTTTTGTGACGTGAGGCGCCGTGAATGGATTTCCAGGGTAGATCTTGAAGATTTCATTGAATCCGTTTCCCATGCGTGTACCTATTGTCTTCGACTGGATGAACGTGAATGGGTTATTCGTGTCGAAGACCTAGAGGAATTCATTAAAAAGGACGATCATGAGTGACGAAGATATTAAACGATTAGTTAGAGAATTTAGGTCGGCACTCTCCTCTGACCTAGAAACAGTTCATATTCGTCTGGATAAGATTGATGCGAAGCTGGGCGCTATCGAACGGCAATTGGGCCTACACACTGAGCTTATTCTTACGCACCAACATTAGGAGCGGCTGCCAAATGAGAGTTTTAGTAGCTTGTGAGTTCTCTGGACGAGTGCGGGATTCTTTCACTGCTCGTGGACATTTTGCGATGTCTTGTGATTTATTGCCTTCGGAGACAGACGGGTACCATTACGAAGGGGATGTGCGAGATTTAATTCCAGCTGATTGGGAGCTGATGATTGCCCACCCTCCTTGTACTCACCTCGCTGTTAGTGGTGCTCGGTGGTTCAAAGATAAAGAGAAGGAGCAGCAAGAGGCCCTAGATTTTGTGCGTCTGTTATTAAAAACTGATATTCCCTACATCGCTCTAGAAAATCCTATTTCTATCATCTCCACGAAAATCCGTAAACCTGATCAAATCATCCAGCCTTGGCAGTTCGGGCATGGTGAAACGAAGGCTACTTGTCTTTGGCTGAAAAACCTCCCTTTGCTTCAACCAACTCAGATTGTCGAAGGACGAGAGGCTAAAGTACATCACATGGCACCAGGGCCGAGACGCTGGAAAGAGAGATCGAGAACCTACCAAGGCATTGCCGACGCCATGGCCGAACAGTGGGGGTAACTATGAGCTACACCGAGGATTTAGAACCCACACACCAGAGCCCGGACGAGGAGGAATCGAATCTAGGCCGCTGGCTACTCATGGGGCTCCTTCTCGCTAATCTAGCTTCAGATCTCAACCCGGATGATTGGGACGGCACAACCTTCGCCCAGTTCCGACGCCAACTTGAAGTGGTTTATGGTCCCACCATACGAGATTGGCTCCGCACCGAATACATCCCTTGGCTGGAGGCTAGGGGCATCCCAGTTGGCGTCTCAGGAACACCTGCCAGTATTGATCGAGCTATAGAGGCTGCTTTCGCCAACACCCGTGACCTGCACCGTTCAATGCAGTCATCCTTTTCAGCTGGAGAGTTTTCTCGCTGGGGTGGAGCCACTCATCAGGGGCTCGTACTTAGGGATGTGGCTAGGATAGCGGGTGATAATTTAGAGCGAGGTGTCGCTACCAGATTAGAAGAGGCCGGGTTCTTTACCGGGCAACGGCGTTGGGAAACGAGCGGACCAGGCTCCAGACATGCTATATTAAATGGGAGCGTCACCTCCAATGGAAGGTGGCAGTTTAAAGGCGGTGTAGTTAATGGACCAAGACAAAACCCTCAAGATCCAAGAGAGTGGAGCGGCTGTTCTTGTCGAGTTTCTTACGCTTGGGTCGATTCTCGTGGAAATACTGGATGGTTATAATGAGTAGTTTACCGTCATTCAATGTGCAAAAAGCATTTGAGCTTTATCAAACAGGGCTAACTGTTCATCAAGTTGCTGAAGTAATTGGAGCTGCTTCTAATAATATTTATTATCAATTTAGAGTAAATGGTATTAAGCTTCGGAAAAGAGTTGATCTGCACCGTCGTAAAGGATTATTGCCTTGGCTTGAAGATGCTCTAGTTAATAGAAGTCGGTTGGAGTGTTGGTTGTGGCCTTTCGGCCACGATTCGGGTGGCTATCCAGTTATGAGCGGATTTGGTGGTAGAGCAACATATGCTTCTCTTATTTTGTCTGGGTTTCCAAAACCTCGTCCTCCTAACCATTTTTGTCTTCATTCATGTGACAATCGGTCTTGTGTTAATCCAGACCATCTCCGTTGGGGTTCCACTCAAAACAACATGGATGACATGAATAGTCGCAATCGAGGTAATGTTGATTCTGCTCATGCTGCTGCTAGAAAATTCACTGACGACGAAGTACGTGAAATTCGTCAACGATTAGCGGCCCTCCCACCAGGCCGACCAGGAGGAGGATGTCTTCGTCTTGATTCTGTGAGACAGATTGCTAGAGATTATGGTGTATATCATTCTAATATCAGTAATATTAAGCTAGGGAAAACTTACTCTCATGTTGTGGATTGAATCGTAGAAAACCGATTACCAGTACGAACTTTTTCCATAGAGCGAATTTTCTGGCGAAATTTTTACCAGTATGAGAATTTTCCATAGAACGGATTAGTCGTACGAACGGCCCCATAGAAGTTAGTCGTACGGACCCTTCCATAGAGGGGGTCCAACCCTCCACCTGAGGTTTAGTGTGGTCCCTACGGAATTCACAAAGACACAAGCGTGAGATCGCCCGCCGCCACTTACTGCGAACCTTCGCAATAAAACCGTCGATATGTCAAAATTTGACGAACACCTGTTCTTTTGTGTAGCAGATGAGCAGATACTGTGTAACCCCCACGACACAGCAACACCATCGCCGATACTCATCACCGATCCCCCCTCTCGCCGTTCACCTGCCGTTCATCTCACATCCTTGTGTTTCCGCAGGTCAACTCCCATTCAACCAATGGTCGAGAGAATTTCTCACAACCCCCGCAGATATCGATTCAACCCCTCTTCTGTACGTGCGATAAGGGGAGAGCGCACGGGCCCCCGTGCCGAACGAAGGGAAACGAACATGCTGCCCGCAAACTTCCTCTCCTCCGTTGTCCGCTGGCACTCCACCACTACCCAAGACCTGTTCGCTCTTGAATCCCGTTCAACCCACGAACCTCGCCTTGCCTCCGAACTCGCTGCTCACCGTGACCTTGACTCCCAAGCATCCGACTTGACCAGCATCCCGGCTGACTTCGACACTCATCCCATCCGATCCGGGCTTACTCCTCTCTCCCGGGCTCAAATCAAAGAAACCGTCACTACCTGGGGACGGTTGCCGTTCGGACTTGATGATCTAGTTGCACTCTCCCGCACCGTGAACGTCGATGCTGTTCCTCGTAATGGTGGTCGCCCTAAAACACAGAAGATCACAGCATGGAACGCCTACCCTCACGAATTCGACATTCCAGCCGCTTCGGGCATCCTGCGAGGTTCCGAGATTCGGCGAAACCAATTCATCACTACTCCCCGGCCGGGCATTGACAAGCGAGGCACCTACACCGTCGGCAACGATGCTGCCATCGGGTCCCTTCCCCAGAAGGTGAGCGGTTGTATTTGTAACGGGATGGATTGCTCCGGTCACGGTTACCGGCAGTCCCGCCCCGTGAATGTGCAGGCCATCGGCGAGACGGTCACACAGCCCTACTCAGAGGCTACGGTCGCATGGGCCCTAGCCGGGCTCCTGCTTGGCAATTCAAACGCTTAGAAACCAACGTAGGCGTCCCCCAGGTCTCCGGACCTGGGGGATTCTTTTCGCCCTAATAAATCACAGGCCTGTGATTCCCCCTCACTACTAGGCCAGTCGATTAACCTCTCGTATCTGTCAATTTTCGACAGATAGGGGCCAACAATCGGTTCTCCTAGTTGTGAAGAAACAATTCAGCCCAACAGAAAGGTGTTCACCATGCTGCTCCCCTACTACTCCCTGGCCCGGATCGTTTCCCTCCTCCTGCGAGGTGAGAAGCCGAACCGTCCCTTCTCCGCTCCCGCCCTTCCCGTTCCTGTCATCGATCGGGATGCTCGCCTAGAGCCTGGACAGGCCTTCTGAGATGCGCCTCCCCCGATGGGCCCAGGTTCTCCTTTGTCTGCCCCTTCCTATCCTGTTCGTCATCGGAGCCCTTCTCGGCCCCGAAAACGCCTCTCCCGCCCCTACAGGCCCCTCTCAGAGCTGCCTGGCCGCACAGCGCATGTACGGCGTTGCTCTGGCCCAGCTAAGCCTCAACGCCCAGCTGCAGGCCTATCAGCGAATGCTCTTCCTCTGCGACAACATCCTTCCCGTTAAGCGAAAGGCTACAAATCCCTTGCTGTTGCTTGGTTGTGCTACCTATCCCTGCTCTTGTGCTTGGGGGCGGAGCTATACGGCCGAGTAACTGTCCCCGCCTCTACTCCAGGTTCCGCTGACTTCCAAATGCAACTCTATCCCGCATACGAACCCGGTGATTGGCCCCCGTGCCAATTCTCCGAATGTCTAGACGAAAGGTAATCTCATCCAATGATCGTTAACTTCGGTATCCATGCCATCCTCCTTCTGTCCCCCGTCCAGGCCACTCCCCCACCCCCTCCCCCTCCCCCCGTCCAGGTTGTCAGCATCGATGCCGTTGTCATCGAGCGTCCCACCATCAACGGTGCCGTTGACCCGAGTCTGCAGGGCCCGGAAGATGCCGTTCAGTGCAGTTACGTCAGTGATGGGACCCCCGGAACCGGCGAAGAGGGCGTTGAATATCCCTTTGAGACCGGTCAGGCCGAGGCGGGCACTAACGCTTTGGATTGTGAGCCCGCATCATGAATCTTCGTTATGAGATTATTGATACGCAGTATCCTGATTGGCGGGGTCAGCGGTTCACTGATTTGCAACGGGCCCGCAACTACGTACGGAAATCTACTAATCCTGATCGATTTATCATCAAGGACCGATTTACGAAGGAGATTGTCAAATGAATCAACCCCCCAGCACCGCCAACACAACCCTCATTCTTGAATCCATCGACCGTGCGCTAGCCGCATGGGAAATCCGAAAGGCAATCTAATGACCGCATCAATCAATGGTTTCTCCGCCCGTAGCGTCCCTTTCTACGGCCTGCCCAAGTCCCGCATCGTTTCCGATGCCCCGACTGCCCACGACGCCATGGTTCTCGCCGGGCTTGACTGGCACGTTTCTGTTGAGCCCACTTACCAAACTCTTCGGGACGGTACCGTCCGGCAGGTCCCGAATCGTTTCCTCACCGTCCGCCAGGATACCGAATCCGTTCTCGGTTCAGTCGGTAAGGTTTACGCGCCATTCCAGAACGCCGATTCATTTTCATTCGCCGATCGCCTTTTGGGTTACGGTGTCGAATTCGACGCTGCAGCTTCGTATGCGAATGATTCAAAGGTCTTTCTCACGGCGAAGCTTCCGGAGGGGATCACCGTTCCAGGTACTGACGACTCACTCGACCTGTATCTGCTTTTTAAGAATAGCCACGATGGCTCTAGCGCCATCTCGGCCATGATCACACCCATCCGCCTCTCCTGTACAAACATGATGAATCTCGCTGCTAAGAAGATGCTTTCCAGCTGGAATTGCCGACACACTGCAACGGCCAGCGAGAAGATTGATGAAGCTGCCCGGACCCTAGGCCTAGTTGACGCCTACCGAACCGCCTTCGCCGATATCGCAACCCAGCTGCGTGAGACTGAGGTCAACCTGGAGGGGTTCACCAAGCTCATTCAAGAGGTGACCGATTCCGAGCGTAATCAGGCGGGTGCCATCTCCGTTTGGCAGACATCCCCCACCGTCGATCGTCAGACCGGGTGGGGAAGTGTTAATGCGATTGGTGAGTACTTTGAACACGAAAGAGGAGGGAAAGGTAATGTTGAATCTAGGTTTGACGCTAATCTCTCTGGTCAAACGGCTCAGGCACGTAATCGTGCTGTTCAATTGCTTTTGAATCGGAGGTAGGCAGATTGTTTAGTCAGTCTGTGGTAGATCGTTTCTGGTCGAAGGTTGTCATTCCCAGCATCGAAGGGTGCTGGGAATGGCAGGCTTCCACTAGTGGTGATGGGTATGGTGCTTTTAAAGTGTCTGGTCGACAGTTTGCTTCCCATCGTGTTTCTTGGATTATCGCTTATGGTGAGATTCCCGCTGGTGCTTGGGTACTTCACACTTGTGACAATATCTTGTGTGTGAATCCTGCGCATTTGTTTATGGGTGGGAATAGTCTTAATCAACTAGACTCATCACGCAAAGGCAGACAGCACGAACGACGTAAGACTCATTGTCCACAAGGTCACGAATATACAGAAGAGAATACTTACACTTATCGAACGAAAACAGGGTATGGCCGCCAATGCCGAACCTGTCGGGCTATCGTCTCCCGCACTAGGGTTCGTTAGCCCCCACAGTCCCGCCTAAGCCTTCCCTGCCGCTTTCCGGTGTCCTATTACGGGCCGGACGGCAGGGAGGCTTAGGCGCCAAGAGAGGCCTTTCAAATGGGAAATCCTTACTATGGAGTTTGTCTCTACTGTAATGTAGCCTTCACAAGAGTGGATAAACAGAAGAAATTCTGCTCTAAACACTGTCGTGAACAGTTTCGTCATAAGACGAACTATCATCCCACCTCTCCCAGGGTGCTTGCTTGTGCCATATGTGGCTCCTCGTTTGAGGCTAAACAGGGACGGAAGGTCTATTGTTCTGCTGAGTGTAAGCGGATAGCTACGAATATCTCAAAGCGTAAGCCAGCCACTTTGTCCCGAGGAGAGTGGCTTATCATCCAAGTGTGTACAATTGGAGATTCTGATTCTTGTTTGTCTTGGCCTTATGGACGGGATAGATATGGGTATCCTTGTAGTATTTTGGTGGGCGGTGTCCAGCTTAAACCCATACATGCTTCACTTATTTTGAGCGGTCAACCTAGGCCAGCACCCCCTAAACATCACGCTTTGCATTCGTGTCACAATCCTAGTTGCGTAAATCCGAATCACCTTAGGTGGGGATCACACAAGGACAACATGCGTGATAAGTGGGGATGATTCTCCACTTTTCGCACAGTCTAAAAAACAATCAGCATCCCACATATTTGTAAAAGATTCGCCTATCCACATCCCAACAAACTTTCAACCCTCCCCACATTTCAATCAAGAAAGGCCCTTTAATGTCCATTGAATCGAACACACAAGGATTCTGTCCTAGGCATGGATGACCATTGCCCACATTGAGTGATACCTTAGATGAGGAAAGAAGGGACGATATATGGAAGCCTTGATAGCTCTTGCAGGTGCTGTGTGCCTAGGGGCATTCGGTTATCTGTGGGTGAAGGTAGATCGCATTGACGCATCGATCTGTGAGGTCCGTATAACCCTAGGCCGCATGGAAGAGCGTCTGCACACTCATTAGGCCTGATATACCATGCACAAGTGCGCTCAACTTCTCAAGCGCTAGCCCTAGAGAGCAGCAGCCGGGGCTGTCTGTCATTAGTGAGGATTCTGCTCTTACCTGCGTATGAGTGCACATCAATGAGGTTCAAGGCCCATATCCCTCATTATGTCTACTTGAGAGCTAGTTGACTAGTTTAAGTTACACGTTGGGGATTTGGGGCGTTTTTGGATCAGCGC